AGACAATGTTCCATTAGAACTTTTGACATTTTCTGATGGCCGTAAAGAGTTGACCAAGTATGATCCCATGCTCTTTGCCCTAATTTACCTGCCACATCACCTTCAGAACGCCCATGGAGAGATAACCCTGTCTGAATTCCACAAGGACCTAGCAGAATATGGCAAGTCCTGGATACACAAACCACAAAACCCAAAGGAGAATAGAGATGCTTTTATCGCACCAAGAGAATGTGGCAAATCAACCTGGATCTTCCTTATTTTACCTATGTGGGCTGCTGCTCATGGTCATGTTAAGTTTATCGCAGCCTTTTCGGACGCTGCTTCCCAGGCCGAAACCCATCTTATGTCTTTTAAAAATGAACTTGAAACGAACGGCTATCTCATTGAGGACTATCCTGACCTTTGCAAACCTAAGATCGTCAACTCATCTGGTCGTGCGATGGCTTCCAACTCTTGGCGTATTATTCAGTCTAACGATTTTATTTTTGATGCTAACGGCATCGACACCAACTCATTAGGAAAGAAGGTCTTTGGCCAGCGTCCAGACCTCATAATCCTAGATGATATTGAGAAGGGTGAGAAGAACTATTCTGAGTATCAGGCTGGTAGACAGAAAAACACTGTATTTGACGATATCGCACCTATGAACATCTATGCTCGTATGATTTTTGTAGGAACAACCACAATGCCTAACTCTGTGATGGATCAGTTCCGTAAATACGGCGAAGGCTATGATGACCCTGAGTTATCTTGGATTTCAGACCAGAATGTAGATGTTCATTACTATCCAGCCATTATGCCTAATGATGATGGCTCAGAAAGGTCTGTATGGCCTGAGAAATGGCCTTTAGAGTGGTTGAACAGTCAAAGACACCTAAGAGACTTTGCCAAGAACTATATGAACCGTCCAGTCAACACAGATGGCATGTTCTGGACTAACGAAGACATTATTATTGAAGAGTTATCGGATTACGGAAACACTATTATATCCATTGACCCAGCAGTTACAAAGAATAAGATCTCTGACTATACAGGTATAGCAGTTTTGTCCAGAGGCGTAGATGCTCTTGGCAACTCAAATATCTATGTAAGACACGCAGAGCAAGTAAAGATGTCTCCATCAGAAATAGCAGATAGAGTTGGCTACCTGGTAGAGAAGTTTGATGTTGGTGTACTTTATGTTGAAGTAAACCAAGGTGGAGACTTATGGAAAGATGTATTTAAATCAGTCCCCGCAAAATATAGATCAAAAAACCAAAGTCTATCAAAGCAGATTCGTGCTGGCAAGGCTTTGAACTTTTATCAGCAGGGAAAAGTCAGACATATTGCACATTTCCCAACATTAGAAGAACAGATGTGGGCTTTTCCAAAAGTTTCACATGAGGATGTGCTTGATGCCGTTGTTTCTGGCGTTTTGTACTTTTTAGATAACAAAGCAGTAAAACTAGAAACAAAACAAATAAATTATTTAAGGAGACAAAATGTCTGATATTAAAAAGGCTATTGATACAATAGTAGATAGAAGAAATACCTATTTGGTTGCTGAGGAATATTACGAGGGAACTAATTTAGAAGTTTTCTCAAATAACCGTTGGCTACAAGTACTAGGAAGTGTAAGAAATAACTTTAGATTTAACTTTGCTAGAACTGTAGTAGATTCAGTTCTTAATCGTCTAGAAATTGCTAATATAACAGCAAACACAGAAGAGGCAAACGCAAAAATTAACGATATCTGGCAAATGAATGATTTGCAGATTGATGCAGATGAAATTCACCGTCGTGCACTGGTTTATGGTGATTGCTATGCAATTGTTTGGACAGATGTTAACGGAAACACCACAGTAGATTACAATTCACCACTTACAACTGTAATGGTTTATGATGATGAAAATCCAAGAGTCAAGAGATTTGCTGCTAAGTTGTGGCAATCAGAAGATCCTTTGGATTACACAAAGAAAACATCACACTTAAACATGTATTATCCAGATCGCATTGAGAAGTACACAATGCCTGGAGAAGTTATAAATATTGTTTCTGCTAACGGATTCTTACCAGTTTCTGTAGTAGAAAACCCTTGGAATGAAGTTCCAGTCTTCCATTTCCGCACATCTAAGCAGTATGGGCGTCCAGAGCACACTGATGCTTATGGTCCGCAAGATGCAATTAACAAGTTGATGACAACACATATGATTACTGTTGATTATCAAGGAGCACCACAGCGTTATGCTCTTGGTGGTTCAGGAAATTCTTCTGAGTTTGAAGATTTTGATGAGACAGGAACAGATGCAGAAAACATTGGCAAGTTAAAGAACGGACCAGGAGAACTTTGGTATCTTAAGGGCGTTGACAAGGTTGGAGAATTTTCTCCTGCTGATCACAAGGTCTTTACAGAACCAGTTAGAGACTTTGTTCGTGCAATGGCATCAATTACAAATACACCACTTCACTATTTTGAAAAGACAGGAAGCATTCCATCTGGAGAGTCTTTGAGAACTGCAGAATCACCACTAATTGCCAAGGTAAAGGATCGTCAGATTACTTTTGGTTCAACTTGGGCAGATATGTTTAGATTTATTCTAAAGATGGAAAATTCTACAGAACCAAACATTCAAGTTAGATGGAAAGATATTGAAAGCATTGATAGTTTAGATGCATGGGAAGTTGCAGTAAAGAAGCGTGTAGTTGGCGTATCTCTTGAGCAAGTTCTAATTGAAATGGGTTATGATTTAGAAGTTGCAAAAGAAATTGCTGCAGCAGAAGAATCAATAACTACTTTATCTCAAAACACAAACACAAACAATGTAATGATGGAAGCCACAGGAGGCCAAATTGGAAACGAATAACACAGAAGAAGTAACAACCGAAGTATCAACTGAAGAAGCAACTTTAAATGATCCAAAAGCAGTTCTTGCTGCTTTGGACCGTGCAAAGTCTGATGCTAAAAGATTCAGAGAAGAAAAAGAAAAACTTGAGGTTGATCTAAACAGTACTAACCAAAAGATAGCAGATTTTAGTGGAAAACTACTTCATGAAAAGGTTTTGCAGAAAATCTCTGATGAAGGAGTAAAAGATCCACGAAGACTTTTAAGATTTATGGATTTGACCAAATTTGAATTTGATGACAACTTTGATGTTGTTGGGTTTGAAGGTCAGTTTAATCAACTTAAAGAAGATCTTCCAGAAATCTTTGATCCTAAACTTCGTGTTGGTGGTCAGGCAGATACTGCTGTAAAGGCAAGTGTCAGCACTCAATATACAGCAACCCAGTTGCAGGCTGCTAAAATATTGGGTAAATTGTAATCAAATGGTACAATAGACTTATTGGGATGAGTGGACGCTTGCCCTATAATCATATTGAATTAGACGATTCAAAAAAACAATAAACTATATATCCATAGGAGGATAAAATGACAATTAGTCGTGTTGATTTAACAGAGGCTAACGGCTACATCCTAGAAGAGCAGGGGTCCACAGTAATTCAGGACCTTATTGCTAATTCTGCTGTAGAGCGTTTTGCCCGTCGTGAAGCAATGGCTTCTCGCACAAAGTCAGTTCCTCGTTTTGTTGGAGATGCACCACAAGTGGTAGCAGAAGGCGCAGAAATTCCTGCATCAAACCCAACTCTAGACGAAATCGTATTGACAGCAAGAAAGTATGCACAATTGATGCATATCTCAGAGGAAGATGTAAACGATTCACTCGTTGACACACTTTCAGTTTACAAGCGTGAATGGGCATCTCGTTTTGCTCGTAAGTATGACAATGCTTGCCTTGGTGTAACAGCAGCAGGCGATGGAGACGACGGTCAGCCGTACACATCTCTATATCGTGCAGTAGCAACAAGCCCAACAGCATTAGTTCCACAGATCATCCAAACAGGCGGAGCAATGTCATATGATGACATCAACAACGCTCTTGGTTTTGTTGAAAACTCAAAGAAGTTTGATGCAGCCAACACAGTATGGATGGCTCACCCAAAGATGCTTAAGGAAATTCGTGGAATGGTCAAGGGTAACTCTGATCTAGTTCTGCCAGATCCACTAGCAGGAACTCCAGGATCTCTATTTGGATATCCATTGGTAGTTTCATACGGTGCAGCAACATCTACAGCAGCAACAGATACACCAACAGGAAACGCATTGCTCATCGTCGGTAACCGTCAGATGCTTATCAATGGTGTTCGTGGTGGAGTAGAATCAGTAGTTTCTCGTGATGCAGAATTCGCTCGTGACGGCGTAGTCTTGAAGACTCGTGTTCGTCGTGGATTCGCAGTTGCAGATGCAGACGCATTCGCAATCGTAGAGAAGACAGCGTAAGGGGGAATAGAACATGCCATCAAAACTATACGGACAGTTCCTTTCACAGGCTCTTAACAAAGAGATTGACTGGGATACAGACACTATCAAGGTAGCACTTCTAACCAACGCTTACACACCAGACCAGGATGTACACAACTATCTAGACGATGTTGTTGCAAACGAAGTATCTGGTACAGGCTACACAGCAGGTGGAAACACTCTTGCTAACAAGACTAACTCATATAACTCAGCAACAAATGTAATTACACTTGACGCTGATGACACAACTTGGTCTTCATCAACAATTACTGCTCGTTATGCAGTCATCTATGATGCAACTCCTGCAACTAACGCAACAAAGCCACTTATTGGTTATGTTGACTTTGGTTCAGATCAGTCATCATCAAATGGTAACTTCACAATTACCTGGGACGCTACAGGAATCGTAAGGATCACAGTAGCATAATGAACGCTAGAGTAGAAGCAGGTCCACTAACTATTGGGCTTACCGCAAATATAGTTGAGCCTACCGTTAAGGTAGAAATCAAGGCTGTCCATGGCCTAATTCTCTGCTCAACTTGGACCTGCTTCTCTCTTGCAACTCCATCTATCAATGGCCACAGCCTATCTGGAATTAATCCAGAACTATCATTGACAGGAGGAATGGCTACGCTGTAACAGGCGTAGTCTTTTTTTATGGGTGCATTAAAAAATAAAATTGCAAGTTATGCCGTAGAAACTGCTGTTGAGTTTGATCAAGCATATACATTAATGCCAACTGGATATGGATCTAACGCTGAAAATGTTAACTGGTCATTAACAGGTACAGCACCAACATATTCTTCTGGTGTTGGACCATTAGGGTCTGCAGCAGGTTCATGGCTTTTTCCAAATGCAACAAGATTTAGAACAAATAGCACAGCATGGGTTGGCAGTCCAAACAATTTTCAAGATTATGATTATGCTGTGGGTGCTTGGATTAAATTTAATTCATTGCCTGGAGGAACTGCTGATCAGGCTATGGATATATTTTCAGTTACTCCAGCAGGTGTTAGTTTAGGTTTTAGAGTTGGAGTTTCTGGTTCTTCTCATGCAACAAATCCATCAAAATTAGTTTTATTTTCTGATAGTACATTATCAAACTTTACATCAACAACTATGGATACAAATTGGCACTATATTGTATTTAGAAGGCTTAATCAAAGTGGATCAAATAATACTGAACTTTACCTTGATGGTAATTTAATTTATACTGGCACCAATACTTTTACAGGATCATTTATTCAGTTAACTCTTGGAACAACTCTTTCAACTACTCCAGGTTGGTCATTTTATATACAAAATTATCATCATGCTCCATGTTCTGTTTTAACACCAACAGCAATTGGAGAAATTTGGACTGCTGGAAGTACAAGTGGCGCAACTAACATAACTATTACAGATATTCCTGGAACAGCAACAGCATTAATTGTTGACCCAACACTTTCAATAAGTGACACAATAACAGAAACACCAGCCACAGCAACTGCACTTATGCAAGAGGCAACCATTGTTATTGTTGCAAATGACAATATTCAGGTAACCACTTCTTTCTTAGCATCAATAACTATTCCACAAAACATTATTGCTGGTGCAGATAGAAATGTAAATAATGTTGTTACAGAAGTTTTGACGGCATCAACAATTATTGGAGACAATATAACTGTAACTGCTGGAACGAATGTTTCAATTTCTGCTACTGAAATGACAGCAACAGCATTATTAACAGAGGCTCGTGTTGCTGAACTTCCTATGACAGCATCTGCAACTATGCCAGGAGGAACTGCATCTGTTACACCAAACTACTATTCATTAGTTAAAGCGTTAAATCCATATCTATATATTTATGATGGTAAAGGTTTTCCAACAAATAGTGGATACCAAACTGGAACATTTACCAAAGATAATGGACTTGGTACTCTGAGAGATCTTGGAAATAATTTAAATCTTGTTGGAGAAGGAAAATCTTGGTATGGTGAATCAGATAATCAATTTAGTTCTGCAGATAAAAGATTTCAATTTACAACTTCAACAAATGCAGAATCCTTCCACGAACTTGTATCAACTGGCACATTTGCTTGGGAAGCCTGGATAAAACCTAGTTTTCTTCCTTATCAATTAACTGATCCAACTTTATTTTTTGTTAGAGGTCCAATAAGATTTGCCATTGTTCCACAAATAGACAATCCATATCCAGCACCAAATACTGTACCAAAAGTAAAATTTGAAATTCAAAATTCAGCAACAGGTACATTTACTACTTTTGATATAAATAGAACTAGTACGCCATTTTCTGGTGGTAACTGGGCACATGTTGTTGTTCAGTCATTTGATGATGGCGCACCAGGCCTAAGAAGAGCAGAACTTTGGATTAATGGATCTAGATATATTACAGAACAATATAACTATACTGATTGGACAAGTACTACTAATACTTCTATAGTTCTTGGATCCGATTACATTACTCTTTTTGGAACACCAACTGCATCATTTAATCAGCAAGGAATAGATGAAGTAGCAATTTATTCACAACCACTCACAAATTCTCAGATTATTAGTCATTATAACTTTATATCAACATTAAGTCCTAATGTTACACATGTTGCAACAGTAATGGATTCAGATGTAGAGTCTGGAGATCATGCTGTTCTTGCAATTGAAAATGCAATTATTACAGAAACTCCAGCCACGGCAACAACGCTTTTGATAGACCCTTCAGTTTTAGCAGTAAGAAACAAATCAATATCTGCAGATATAATGACAGCCTCTGCACAAAACACAGATGTAACAGTGTTTTATGGTTGGACAATTTATGCAGACTCAGCAATTGCATATGCAGAAAGACCTGAATCATATTTCTTGAACGATGTTTACTATCAGTATGTACAAACAAACATTGCTCCATATCGTTATGTAACTTTTGACGCAGCAGATGCTGGCTTTGATTATGGAACTGACAACGACTACTCAGTTGTGCCTACAGTTGTTGGTGGAACAATAGTAAATCCTGATCTTGGTATTAATGGTAAGTCTGCAAAAACTGCAGGTACATCATACATAACTGATGGAGTTATCTTAAAAGAATCTGAATGGAATGATTCTTGGGGTACTGGTGCAAACTCTTATCATTCAGCATTTTGGTTTAAAAGAGCAGCAGATGATAATTCAAGTACTGGATTAAGAGTATTATGGAATCTTAATGGCTATAAGGATAATCAACATGTAGTTGTTTATCAGTACCAAAATAAAATACACATGCAATTTAACAATGGCTCTGGAACTTGGATTGAACAAGATACTGGAACATTAGATTTGTTTGATTACCAAAGACACTTTGTGCTTATTGAGTTTAATCACACAAATCCAAACAATAATGTAGTTAAACTTTATGTTGATTCTATTCTTAAAAGTACAATTAATCTTGGAGCATACACAGGAACTACAACTAACGCAGCCACAGCAGACTCAGGACCAAATGATGAAGCAAATAACCGTCCAAGATTGTCTATTGGATGCTTGATTACTCCGTTTGGATCAACTGCACTTCCAGTTCAGCCAACAACTACTAAACTTATTATTGATGAAGTCTATTGGGACAAGAACTCAATTACTCAAACACAAGTAACAAATCTTTATGCAGCAATGCCTGATCAGAACAATAAACTTATTGTTGCAACACCACTAACAGCATCAGATGAACTAGTAATGCCAGCGTTTTCAACATCATCTATTGTTTCTACAGCACCACTCACAGCCTCTGCAAGCCTGTTAGAGCCAGGAATAACTGCTGTTCGGAATCTTGTAACAACTGCCACTGTTATGACCGCATCTGCCTTTGCTGGTAATGCAACAGTATTTGAAGATAGAATAATAACTGCTGATGTGTTTGTTGCTACAGCAGTATTTAATAGTGCAGGTGCTATTATTACTATTCCTGGTGGGCCAATGCTTGCTAGTATTACTTTAGTTAATAGACCTAATCCGTTTATTCTTCCTACTGGTGATTACGGAATTTCTGTATCTACAAATGGACTTGTATATGAATTAAGCGAAATTTCACCATACATGAAATATCTAAGAATTGTTGCAAGAAATCAAAAAATCTATAAGGACATGGAGATACTATAATGAAAGAAACAATTCCAAATGATTTGCCAGGAAGATCAGAACAAAATACATTTTTAAAGTATGATATTTTTGAAGCAAAAGAAGGTGTTGCACCTCTTTCTGTTAGATCTGCATACGATCTAAGCGATCCTTATGTTTATCAAGATAATTGGGATGGTGGATTTATAAATAGCATTAGTAAATATTGGGATAACAAAATATTTGGAAGTGGTTATCCTAGTGCAAGTGGCTACGGAGGAAACTTAGTTCCATATTTTTATAATAAAGGAGTTATGTCTAGAGAATATTATGAAAGTAATTATTCTAAAATTTTAACTTTTGATCAACAAGGATATGTTCCAGAATTTAATCAAGATACTATTCTTTATGCTGCTGCATATTTTATTCAAGATTTTGGCATTCCTGGTGGAAGTACTAAAATTAAAACTGCAAGATCTGGATATTATGAATTTACTTTTAAAACAAATAAGCAAAATTCAATAATTGGTTATGGAAATTCTGATTTATTTCAACAAACATCGGCTTTTGGTGTAGATGCTCAATTAAATGCTTCAGCAAATGTATCACCAAAAGAACCAGTTGTCATAACTTCAGACTATGCCTATATTCAAGAAGAAAATGTTACAAATAAAACTTTTTCTATTAATTTAAAAAATGGAAAAATAAATGTTAAGTATAAAGATAATCTTATTAATCATGAAGATGATTTTGAAATTACTGGAAATTTAAATGTTGCAGATGACAAATGGCATCATGTTGTTGTAAATATTGGAAGACCAGGAACCTTAAGAGAGCGTGGATTAAAGTTTAATAAAAAGTTTATTGAAATCTGGATTGATGGAGAACTAGATTTTAGAACTACAGACTATATAAACAACAAAAATATCTTTTTCCCACTTATTGATTGGATGTTAATGGATCCTTCATTAGCAATTTCATATGATAATATTATTGAAAATGGATGGAATACACCAGATAGAGATCAAAGATCAAGTTTTGATGAATTTGATAGAACAATTGGATTAAATGAAATATTACCAGTTACATATACTGGAAATTTTAGTGCTGCTGCAATGCAAAATGCTTTTAAAGGTTCATTTCATACAATTGTTTACGGTGTAAATTATTGTTTAAATAAGTTTGAAATTCAGCAAAGACTAAGACTTTGGCGTGGATATGAAAAACAAATGGCAACTGTTTTTAACGTAACTGCAGAAATGGTTAATCCTACTGTAAATGCAAATAAGAAAAAAGCCCTAAAATTGTTTTGGAATAATTTAATTAATGATAAAGCAAAAGACGGAATTGAATTAGATAGTAATTTTGTTGTAGATTCTTATTCTGTTACACATAAAATTAAAAATTCTAAAACTGAAGTAAACAATATTGATGTTGCAAATTCAAAATCAATAATAGTATTAGAAGATGTAAGAGCAGCAATAACATCAAACCTTCTTTTATGGGGTCCAGGTGTTGATACTTATTACCACGATTCTACAGTTACTGGTATTTTAAATAAAGAAATTAATATTTTTCCAGAAGTTAGACAATATAATCCGCTTGATTTAAATAATGAGCCAGGATATGATGATTATGACTATATTGATTATGTTTATACAACAAGCGGAGCATATAGTCCTACAGGAAGTAATAAGTTTACTACTTATGCCTACAATAATTTACTTATTGGCGGAGTTAAGTTAGAAAGTGGCGACAGGATTTTGCTAACAAACCAATTTAGCAAAAGAGACAATGGAATTTATGTTTTTAATAGTCTTAATAAGCCATTAACAAGAGCAGTAAATGCTTCTTCACCATTCCAAATTAACAACGGAGTAGTTAGAGTTACTGATGGACAATTTAAAGATACATCTTGGACATTAGAATCAGATATAGATTCATTGTTGGATGATCAAAAATGGATTCAACTTGAGTACAACCCAAATTCTGACAATATAAACACTCAGCCTATCTTTACAAACAGATGGACTAATGAAAAAGGAATTGAAAGATTTATTGATTTACAACAAGATATTAATATTAATTCTTACGACCTAATAGTCTTCATGAATTATCCAGAAACAAGCGAAGAAATAAAAGAAAGCCTTGTAGGATATTCAGACTTTGAAGTTAAAATCATGTATGATAATTTTATTAAATCATTAAGAAATGTTTGTGCACAAGGAGCAAGTCTTTATGTATCAAGTCCAAAACTTGCTATAGATCTTGGCGTTGTAAAGAAATTTACAGGTGTTTCACAAATGACTGAAGACTTTGACTCTCAATCAGCATTAATTACTCCATTTGAAGTTAATGAAACTGCAGATAAATACTTTGATACACACAGAAATAATAAATATAATGTGGCCACAGAAGTTGCTGGTCTTACTAATAAAGCAACATACATTTTAACTGATTTTATTAATTATAATGTTGGAAATACATATGATTATGAGCAATACCATGCAAAATATGCATACCGTCAGTTAGGATTAAAAGAAGGAAATGAATTTTTTATTCCAGGTCTTGCATTAAGAGAAGTTACTGAAAATACAAACTTGCCAGGATTTGGATTAAACCGTAAAGGATTAAAAGATTTAATGGTTGTTGATCCTATAGATATTGTAGTTGGAACAACAGTAACTAAATTAGCAAACAATGTTTATCAAGGTTCTAGTCTTGTTGCAAATCAATATGATGACTATGCAACAACAATTATTGTACATAATAATCAAGTATTAAATGGACAACCAATTACTGGAAAAATCTTTATAAATTGTGTTGAAGATGGTTATACCTTTAGTCGTCAAGATTACAACAAGGCTGTTATTCAAGTTTTGCCAACACCAGATGTTAATGAAACAACTGCAACACGAGCCTGGCAATATTCAACAACAAGACTAAATAGATCGCCACAAAGAATAAACATTCGTGAGTTAACTGAATTTGGACAAACAACACCAACAAATGGTGGTGGTGGACCTTTAATTCAGTCACCAACAAACTCATCTAGTGGTATTATTAGATCTGGCTCAGACAAAGATAATGCAAATTATCAGTCAGATTTATATCCAAAACAAGAAGAAGAAATATATACACTACAGGAAATTCCAGTGCTTAGCATGACTTATCTAGGTCTGCAATGGCTGGCGGAATAAGAAAGGAGAAATAAATGTTTGCTACTACAACGCAAGTAAAAACAATTACAGGCAAGATAGTTAATGCTGGTCTTGTTGAAAGAGCACAATATGCTATTGAGGCATATGTTGGCAAGTTTGAAACTGATGTAACTGACACTAAGGATTTAGAAATTCTTAAAAGAGCAGTTGCTTATCAATCAGCATACATGCTTAATAATGAGGATATTGTTTTTGAGCAGATGGCAGTTTCAACAACTATGCAAAATGACGCTTCAACAACATTTAAGTCAGGCGACTCTGTTTCACCATTCATTGCGCCAATGGCTGTAATGGTATGTTCTAAGTTATCTTTTGTAAAGTCTCGTTCAATTAAAACTGGACCAATACAATCAACTGTAACATATCCAGGTTGGACAACTATATGAAGCCATTAGCATATACTCGTCATAAATATTCTGCAGAATTTTATAAATTTGTAAGGAATACTGTTGGCACTGCATCTTCAGTAGATTATTATTTTGTTGGCAATATTGCTCTTACTGCTGGCCTGGCAAAAACGGGACAGTTAACAATCCGTTCTGATCAACCAATAGCAATAGGATCATTAGTTGCAAAGATTAAGGACTCAAGTGGAAATCTTATTCTTGATGATACTATTTGGCAAATAAGTGGTTTAGAGCCAGTATTAAATGCTTTTAATAATGTTGAAAGTTATAGAATGAGAGCAGTTAAATATCAAGGAACACTCTAAATGGGTTTATTTAGTTTTATAGATTTCATTCAAGATGTTTTTGATGCAAAAGAAATTATTAATGAAGGTTTGCAAGAGGCTTTAAGCACAATGGAATCTATGATTGTTAATGAAGGCCAGACATCCGTTTTTGAGTCTACTATTGCACCAGAATTTGAAAGCGCAGCACAAGCATCACCAACTGATGGCTGGGACGATGTTAGCGCAGATCCATACTCAGATTTTATGGGTGAGATTTGTGAGGCAGGAAATCAAATAATGCAAGCAGCCTATGATTATGCTCAAGAAGTATTAGCCCAAACAGAGTCATATGATGAGGAAGAAATGGACGAAGAAACAGGAGAATTCTTTGGTTAAAAGGTTTGCACGGTCCCTCTTTTTGTGATATACTAGGTTATAAGAGAAAGGGTGACGAATGGAATTAAATGTATTGGTGGCTATCAGAGATGATAGAACACTGCCTTCAGGACACTATAAATCTGTCCTTTATGCTTTGGCTACCAGAGGACAAAATGTCTATCCAAATCAGCAACAATTGATGAAAGATTCTGGGATAGGCAGTAGGAACACATTAGTTAAGATAATTAAAGATCTACAGGAACTTGGATGGCTTGTAGTTACCAAGAAAAAACACGGTAACAATCAATATAAAAACAACCGTTATGAAGTCCATGTACCTAATGTGACTAAGCCATGTATCGAATCTGACGAAGTAATAGTCAATATTGATACACTAAAGATAAATAAAGATAAAAGAAAGATAAACATATCAACTAGAAACCAAGGAAAAGCAGTACTTAATTATACAAGTCTGAATTCTTTCCTGGCTGAATCGCCCGTTTCGGGCGTATATAACAAGGAGATAAACAATGGATAAAGAATATGAGATTGTATATTGCAAAGGATGCAATGCAGTTAAGATAACAGATAGCGATAGGAATTGCCTGGTTTGCAACGGGACCTCAGAAGTCATAGGCTTTGAGCATCAGGTAATACAAGACATATTAGAGGTAGAAAAAGGGGAACAAGTATAATGAAAGCAACAGGTTCAAAGGCACCAAGGTTATGCCCATGCGGAAGAAACGCTAGAAGCACTGGTATTGGTAGTGATGGTGAAAGACGCTATGGAGTATTATGCTCTACTTGCAATAGATGTAACATTAAAGATAAGAAGAATTACTGCGAAAGATGTGGTTTTATAGCAGAAGTACCTCAGCAAATTGAGGTTGATCACAAAGATGGTAATAAACGAAATAACAATAGAGATAATCTTTGGTGTTTGTGTGCTAATTGCCATAGACTAAAAACACACGCTAATAAAGAATGGACAAATATATATGTTTAAGCGATGCCCAAGATGCGGGGAAACTAAAGATGCAACTCATTACTACTATGCTGCAAATACAATTAATCACCTATATGCATATTGTAAGCCATGCTGTAAGGAAAGAGACAGAGAAAAGAGTGCTAAAAGGGCTGTAACGCCAGCAACAGTTATAAGGCAATCTAAGGTTTGTGGAATATGCAAACTAGAAAAGCCAATATCTCAGTTTGGTCGTAACAAAAATAGAGCAGATAGACATCATACTTATTGCAAACCTTGTTGGGTTATTTATGTAACTAACCAACAAAAAAAGGCCAGGAACATGCTATAATAGATATACGACCTGTCCTGCAGGTCTTGGTCTACCAACCATTGTGGTGGAGGAGTTTTTAGTCACCTCTTTTTACTCCTTCACCGCATTTTAATGATACAATTGCTATGATGTACAAACTAGGTAAAATTCGGACGGTATAGAGAAGATATGACACTATTCCCATATGCAGGAGCAGTAGAGTATAGAGATGGCAACTTAAAGTTTGTCCTCACATTCTTTGACAGAGAGAATACTACCGAAATGACATTAGATATAGGTTTGGACGATAACTTGGTTGAGATGATTGAGGGTTTGTTAAGCAAGATGGATGAGGTTTGATATGGTTATATTGGTCGGAAATGCCAGAAGTATGCGTCGTAAAACCAAATATACAAACCTTCAAACCTTTATAGGAGGATATCGTGGGATATAGCACATATACAGAAGAACAAATTATAGAATTTATAGAGACTGCACAGGAAATGGGAATAGGGCCAACACTTAGATATCTCCAATATCCAAAGTCTTATCATACTGCCAAGAAGTGGTTTGTAGAACGCAATATTGAATTGCCTACTATTGATACCCTCGCAAAAATGGCGGTAGATACAAGAAACTTTTACACTGATAAAGAAAAACTAATAGCGGCACAAGCAGTATTAGATAGATGTGTAGAAGCACTAATGCAAGATGCCTTGGATAGCGATGGTTTGAACAAGTTAGCAAATGCTGTACATAAGGCTATACAAACCATAAACCTTATAGAGGGTAAGTCTACTGTTATCAATGAGAATAGACAGAAGGATGGACAAGACTTGGCTATCATAGATCTATTGAATGAAGCAAAGGCTCGCAATGAGGCTATGAGAAATAAAGGTTTGAAGGTTTTGACAAATGAGGTTTGATATGGTAGGGGTACCCGCTGCAAAAGTTTTTTTCTTTTTGTATTTTTCGCTGTCTGCAAAAGATATTTCCCATACTTTTCAATCTGGGGTATGTTATAAGTGACACCAGAAGTAATATCCGCAATAGGAGTAATAGTGTTAGGCATAACAGGAGGATTCTTTGGAATGATGAGGTATATGATCAAAACCTTAGCAGAACTCAAACCTAATTCTGGCTCAAGCATAAAGGATAAAGTTGAGATTAACAGTAAGAGGCTAGAAAAGATTGAAGAACGAGTAGACAATATCTACGAAATTCTGGCTAAGAAGGGATAAATGTTAGCAACTGATATTTTAGACAATGTTCCATTAGAACTTTTGACATTTTCTGATGGCCGTAAAGAGTTGACCAAGTATGATCCCATGCTCTTTGCCCTAATTTACCTGCCACATCACCTTCAGAACGCCCATGGAGAGATAACTCTTAGTGAGTTCCATAAAGACCTAGCAGAATAT